TTTCCGATAATTTCTGTTCCATCCTTTTCTTTCTTTTTGCTGAGATAGATGATTGTAGATGCAGCATACTTGAGTCCACTGCCTCCACCCATTTCTTTTGTAGGGACATAAGCACCAATGACATCATAGGTGTGGTTGGTAACGATCATAGGAATATTTGCTTGACCCAACTTGAGAGTGAGCATACGGAAAGCACCTTTGATAAGTTGGGATTTGGTCATGTCCCGAACTTGTTTTTCATTGAGTGCGTCAGTAATCTCCTTCTCTGTGGAAAGCATCCCCAAAGAGTCTAGCACAAACATGCAAGGTTTGCGTTCCTCTTCAGATTTCTTAAGGTATATATCAACTGCCTTAAGTGCTTTGCTACGAAACTCTTCAACTGTAACAACATTTACAACAACTACACGGTCAAGGTCTAACCCACGACTTGCGAGAAGAGACTTATTAACAGCGGCTTCAGTGTCAAAATATAGACAATACCCATCAGGATTAGAATCAAGGAAGTTCTTGACGACAGCAA